AGTCCTTGTTTTCTATATCCGGCCATCTCTATAATGTATTTATCATCCTCTGTAAGTGGTGTATAATCTAACTTGCGCTCTTGGGTCTGGAATGTCATCTTCTTGATACGGTTTTTGGTCTTAGCCATTTTAAGTTCCTTTCGCTGTTGATGTTTAGATATAGAGGTGTTAGAAATGGACTTCTCCTTATGTTGATCCACGAGCCTTTGAGGAGTCAAAAGAATCCTTTGTGACGTTCATGGACATTCTATGTTTGGTGTTGGGTATATCAAAATCGTGACGTAAACTCCTGATAAGGAAATTACCATTATATAGCATATCTAATATTTCGTTTTGGGGGGTCTTTACTGCTGATACACTGGGAATCTTAATTGTCACAATGTCTCCTGCCTTGACGAGAGTAGTACCGACAACATCGATATTTAATTGCAAACCACTTTCTAACATCCCGAACTGAGATTTTCTTGATTGCATTAAATTTAAATTGTCTGTACTAAATGAATTTTGATAAAAATCGTCTTGTTTACTCTCATCTACACCGAATCCCACAGTAGGTTTTAAATATTGTCTGGCTGGAAATGATGACACACTAACTCCATCAGGATCATTTACTGCTACTGGTTCTTTACCAAGATGTTTCTCATCACCAAAGCTCTCGTTATAATTATATATATGTTTTTGATAACTTTTAGACATGATATCATGGACAAGCAATTCAGACGAAAATATACCCTTTGAATAATTCCACATAGTATCTGGGGAACCAGTTACTTTATAATTCTCAATTGCACCCAGCTCTGCTAATATGTCTCTTGCACCATTTTGTGTTCTTGTCCCTGCTATTGTTTTTTCATAGGTCATCACAGGAGGTTGTGCGTACATTTCTGCTAGAGTTCTAAAATTAAATCTGGATGTAGTTTCCCAAAAAATATAGGTTGGGTGATTTCCCTCTTTTGATACAGCGTTTTTCATAGACATTCTAATAACGTCAAATGGTTTAATGTTAGGTGCAATGATTTTTTTCTTCTCACCACTAGGTTCTATATGTAATTGTTTACCACTGTCTAGGTCTTCTTCAATCATTACCTTAACAATATCAGAATATGAACCGACCAAATTCCTTCTAACTCTAGACCTCTGATCAATAACGAACTCTCTTGAACAGAATGACATGGTTGTAGCCTGAACACCATTACCAATATCAACCCTATCGTCAACACCTGTGACGACAAATGGGTTTGATGAAAAATCAATAGTGTTTTCTCCACCATTTAAGTTGGGTGTTGCAATTTTAAGTCTTAGATATTCTTGACCAATGATAGGACCAAAAGATGCTAGATTGAAAGCATCTTGAATTGTAATCACGCCGGTTACAGTAAAAGAATCTAACCCTTCAAATATGGTAATACCCATAATCGAAGCCTTTAGTCCAACCACTTTACCCGAAGTCAAAACCAAATCACATTGGACGATATTAAACTCACCACCACTTCTAAGTTCTTTTTGTGCCACTCAATTAATCCTCTGTTTCAGTAATCAGTCTTTCAAAATCCTCTACAAACTGTTCCAGATAGTCTGGGTCCAACAGTCGTATTCTCCTGAGTGTATCTTGTTTTGCTTCTTCATATTCTCTGTTTGTAATCAGAGTTGCACTAGAAATCGTATCACCATTTTCATCTATGTTACTAGTACCGATATTGATTTTGACACTGGTATCACCTGATACCTGATTTATCTCGTAGTGATGCACTCCATCCACATTGTCATATCGCTCAGCAAGGTGTGCAAGAAACTGTCGAGTGTTCATTGGCCACTGGTGATACCTGTCTGTGATGTTATTGACCAACAGAATAACCCAATGGTACTCTGCATCACCATAATACTTGTGTGCAATCATCTCTGGTGTCTCGCCATTCCTAAGATCATATGTGTCATAGAGTGAGGTGGTTGATTTTGCCTTACTATGCATGGCAACACGCTTGAGTAGGTGTGTGACAATCTTTGGCTCGGTTTTACCGACAGCATCATAGAAAATTGTGGGAAACTGGGCAAAATACATCTTAGTATCCGTCCTCTATGTTAGACCTATCCATGATTTCAATTTCTTGAAAGTCTAGAGAAATGGTCGTCTTCTGTGGTGGCGCACCAAGGTCATCTGCATTATATGTTACAAACTTATCTCCACCATAATTAACGTCCATTGATCTAAGGTAACATTTACCGATTTTATTAATATATAAATTTTCAGCATTTACATGCATATATCGAATAGAGAATAAATCAGGGATGGTCATTTCCCTAACAGCACCCCCACCCCTAAATGAAGGCGACATACCCACCTTAAACTCTTTTATAATTGCGTGTACCACTGCTGTTTCATTTGCACTCTTAGGAATAAATATAAAAGTAAAAGAAAATGACCTTCTACCAGTTCCACGAAACATCATCTCTGTTCTAGGTGTCATGATTGCACCTTGGTCAATCGCATACAAATCTTTAGCGCCGGGAAGAAATTTGTCAATCATCCCAACACCCATCTTTTGCAGACCAGACCCCATTGTGCCAGCTGCTTTGTTGGCACCACTTTCGAAAGATGCACCCGCTTGATAATCTTTAAATAATCCATATAGTGCTTCACCCATCACACCAATCTCACCCTCACTATAATCCATGTTATACTTAACATTTACTGCGGGCGGCATATATAATCCGATAGCGGTTCCAGTTTTTTGAATGTTTCTACGTTGCAGAATTAGTGAATTACTTGAACCATTTGGACCAGCACCACCACGACCAGTCTTTGCCGCTTGTTTAGCAGCAAAATCATCGTTTGATTTTTTCTGCGCCCGTGCAGTAGCCTTTTTGTCAAGTGAACCATCCTCTGGATCATAAATTTTTGCAACCTTTGGTGCCCCTTTCCTATCTACTTTCACCTTTGCACCAGATACAGAGTGACGAGCAAACAGGATATAACTTGCTTGATGCATGTTAGTACCAACATCTTCTGGATAGGTTAGAAGCACTTCAGATGGTTTAAAATTACTCTGTAAAGGACTAGATGCTGTGCTAGAAGACGTTCCACCCAACCCCGACCTTAGACTATCGGCAACAGAACTTACTGCTTTCTGTGCGGCACCGGCAGCTGCATTCTTTGCTATGTTTACGAAAGCGTCTCTTAATGCCATGTCTAAATATCCTTATACACTGATGGAACTATTTATAACGAATGTCATACAAAGGTCGATACACACCAAGGAAACCCGAAAAATATAAGGGTGATCCACGGAACATAATTTATCGTTCTCTCTGGGAACGTAAGTTTATGGTATACTGTGACAACAGCGCATCCATAATTGAGTGGGGTAGTGAAGAGATCATTATACCATATTTATCACCCAAGGATGGTCGTATGCACAGATATTTCCCAGATTTCTACATCAAGGTCAAACAGGCTGATGGTGGAATCAAGAAGATGATTATAGAGGTGAAGCCCAAGGTGCAGTGCAAACCACCCAAGGAACCCAAGAGACGCACCAGACGATGGATGAATGAGGTTATAACCTATGGTGTAAACGATGCAAAGTGGCGATATGCTACAGAATGGTGTGCAGATAATGGTATGGAGTTTAAGATATTAACTGAAGATCATCTGGGTATTTCGTATAAATAATACTATGGCAAGAGCACCAAGTAAATATATGCAAGCAGTCAAGGATGAACTAAAGGGTCGTCCTCGTTCAACTGCATGGTATAGAGAAAAGATCAAAGAACTGGGCACACCAACCACGTTGGACCTCATACGGGATGGTAAGAGGAACAACAAGCCGTTCTATGGTAAGCTGAACATGTTTATGTATGACCCAAAGTTCAAGAAGACCCTACCATACTATGACACGTTTCCATTGGTGTTGCCACTAGAGACATATTCAGACGGATTTCTGGGTATCAATTTTCACTACCTACCTATTCCACTGAGGATCAAGTTACTTGACCGTTTGGTGGATTTCTCTAACAACACCGCATTTGATGAGTCCACCCGGCTGGTTGTTGATTACCAGAAGTTAAAGGGTGTTCGACTTATCAGACCAACCATACACAAATACCTTGCTGGACAAACCAAGTCACAGTTTCGTAGGATTGATGCAGACGAATTTACGATTGCAACTCTACTACCTGTACAGAGGTTTAAGAAGGCATCTGCATCAGAGGTATGGAAAGATTCGAGGGCAATGATCTAATGGCAACACTAGCAAGTTTTGTAGAATCAACCGCATTTGGCGTACTCAACGATTTCCTGTCTGAGTTCCACAGTGAAAATGGATATGCACTCCCAAGTCGGTATGAGGTCATTATCACATCTCCCGGCGAGGGTAATGCAAGAAAAGTATCTATGCGTTGTGAGTCAATTGATATGCCGGGTAGGGCACTTAACACATCGATGGACGAAAACATATATGGTATTGCACCTGAGATTGTTGATGGTATAACTTTTGCTGGCGACATTTCAATGACCTTTCAAGCGAGTAGTGATTTGGAGGAAAGAGTATTCTTTGAATCTTGGCAAGAAGAGGCTTGGGACAAAGGAACGTGGAATGTAAAATACTACAAAGATTATATTAAGGACATCGATCTGTATGTTCTTGATCAACAGGATACAAGACGATATGGGATTAGATTAAGAGAGTGTTTTCCAAAAGAGGTTGGACCAATATCACTCAATTATGGAACAGCGGGTGATATTATAAAACAACCTGTTACTATGCAGTATAGATATTGGGAGACTCTTGATATCAACAATCAACCACCTAATCTTATGGAGAAGGTTCTTGATACAGTGATATCAGGTGCAGAAAGAACAATTAATGCGAATATACCGAAGGTGTTAAGCAGACTATGATAAAGGATGAAACATTATGGCGTTACCTAAACTACAAACTACTGAACACAAACTAACAGTACCATCAACACAGGAGGAAATTAAATTTAGACCATTCTTGGTCAAAGAACAAAAGATTTTGATGATTGCTCAAGAGTCTGGGGATGAAAAACAAATAGCTGATGCTATGGAGAAGTTAGTATCAAATTGTACCTTTGGTGCCATAAACGCTAGTACTGCCCCAATGTTTGACGTAGAATATGTATTTTTACAATTGAGGTCAAAATCTGTTGGTTCTAAGATAACCTTGAATATTACATGTCCAGATGATAACGAAACTAAAGTCGAAGTTGAAATAGACGTTGATGATATTGGTGTTCAAATGACTTTAGAACACAGTCTAGACATTGAAATAACAGACAGTATCAGTGTTACTTTAAGATATCCTAGACTTAAAGATTTGCATGGTGTACCGGACGAACTGAGTGATTTTGAAAAGACACTGCTTCTACTTATTGAATGCATTGAGAGTGTTACATCAGGTGAAGAAGTTATTAATAAAATTGATATGACTCAGGATGAAATTATTGAATTTGTTGATTCGTTTAATTCAAAACAAATAGAAAACGTAATGAAATTTTTTGAAACAATGCCTAAATTACGACATGTTGTTGATGTTGTTAATCCGAAAACAAAGGTAAAGGGAGAAGTATTGTTAGAAGGACTCGAAACTTTTTTGGTATAGGGCTGTCTCATGACTCTGTAGAAAATTACTACAAACAAAATTTCGCCATGATACAGCATCACCACTGGAGTTTAACTGAATTAGAAAATATGATGCCTTGGGAACGAGACATATACTCTGGCTTGTTGTTACAACATTTAGAGAATGAGAAAGCGGAGTACGAAAAACAAGAAAGAAAAAATAGGAGTTAATCAAATGGGCGAAGAAGAAATTAAAGCATCAGGTCATCATCCAGCAGATACGAATGGTGATGGTAAAGTTAGTCCCGACGAACAACAGATGTATCTAGAGTTCAAACGTAAGGAACTTGAGGATGCAGACGCAATGCGTGACGCACAACGTACAATGGCATGGTACTCACTTGGTGGTATGTTGTTGTATCCTGTTATTGTGGTTCTATCAACAGTTTTCAATATGGATCAGGCAGCTAAGATTCTTGGTGACATGGCGGGTGTGTATTTCATCGCAGTTGCTGGTATAGTTGCAGCGTTCTTTGGCGCACAGGCACTTAGCAAACCTAAGAAATAAGGAATAAGTCATGGCCACGAATGATGAAATTGTTGCTAAACTTCCCGCTGTATTAGCAAAGCTGCAAGAAACAAATGAACGATCTGCGAAAGCTGCTGAGTTGGCAGAGAAGAGAAAACTTGCAGATTTAAAAAAACAACAAACTATTGCAAATAAAAAGGGCGCTGCGAAAACCCGTGCTGATTTAGATGCAATACAAGAATTAAAAGATTTAAAAGAGGCTATTAAGAACAGGGAAGCTCAACAAGCAGAAATAGCCAAATCATCTGCTGGTCAGGCAATAGCTCTTAAAAAAGAATTAGAAGGGAGTGGTAAGGTTGCAGAGGACAATAAAGAGTTTCAAAAATTAAGTTATCAGGCACGAAAAGAAGATTACGCACAACGCCTTAAAAACGCAACATCTCCTGCTGCTAAAAAACAAATAAGAGAAGAAGCAAGAGCAGATGCAAAGAAGAATGGTTCCCGTTTAGAAAAGATTGCTGCTGGAATTGATGGTCTATTTGAAATGGGTAAGAAGAAGTTGAAGACTGCTGCATTAGGTGGTCTTGCAATTCTTTCTACTCTTGCGATTGGTGGGTTTATTATTGCTCTTGGTAAGTTTCTGCAAAGTGATTCCTTCAAGAAGTTAACAAAGTTTATACAGGAAACAATAATTCCTAAACTGATGGAGTTTTGGGAATTTGTCAAAGATAACTGGGTAGAAATTGGTATATTAATATCTTCATTTTTAGCAGCATTTGTTATCGTTAAGGCAGCAATGATTGGCGCTAAAATCGTTAAGACAATTAAAGCAATAGGTGTCGCATTTACAGCAGTCAAAGCATTTTTTGCATCAACCATGCTCCCAGCGGTTACTGCAATGATGATTCCCCTTCTACCATTTATTGCTATCGGCGCAGCAATTTCTCTTGCGTTATATTCTCTAAAGGAAGCATTTGTCGATGCGAGGAAGACGTTTGAGGAAACTGGTAGTATAGGTGAAGCACTTAAAGCTGGTATATCTAAATTTATGGGAACCCTACTTGGGTTCATACCTAAGATGGTTCTAAAACTGGTGGGTTGGGTTGCTGGACTATTTGGATTTGATGACTTCAAGAAAAAAGTTAATGCTATTGACCCTATTGAGTTTATCAGTAAACATATTTCAGCCATGATTACGAAACTTGTAGATTTTGTTAAACTTTTATTTAAAGACCCTGTTGGAGCGATTAAAGAACTTGTAAAAGGGTATATTGATGTGATAACTGATTTTGCTGGATTTGTCTATAAGAAAGCCATTAAACCTATTATTGATTGGGTGGGTAAATTATTTGGTGTTAAAGATGCATCTGGCCAGATGGAAGGTTTCGTTGAAAAAAAATTAGATAAGATCATAAATTTTGCTGAAGAAATATACAACAAATATATTAAACCTGTTGTTGATTGGGTTAAAAAGACATTTAGTTTTGATGTGAGTGGAACAGCATCATCAATTATGAATATGCTTCCAAATTTGAGTAATATGATGCCAGACTTACCCACATGGGATAATATTAAAGGTAAAATTGGCACCCTACTTAATGATTTGCTACAGGGCTTGGCCAAGATGATGGATTTCAAGTTCGTGCCCGACAAGGTGATTAGAGGTATATCTAATCTAGGCACTGATGTAGCATCTTCTCTGGGAGCTGAAGTAGGTAATAAATATAATCCCAAAACCGAAACAATGGAAGTAGTCGATACGAAAACAGGTGTAAAATTAAATGCTCAGCAATTACAAGAGTTCGAAGCTTCAAAGGTAAAACGTGATGCTTCTAGTTCTGCTGCTGGAGGTGGTGGACAAACTAACAATGTTGATGCAAGACAATCATCAACTGTCAACACTACAGGACCAAGTGGTCAAAATCGTATTAAAAATGAAAGGTATGGTGGTCTACAACCTCCAGCATATCAGTATGAAGGTCTTTAAAAAAAGGGGGAACCGAAGTTCCCCCTTTCTCTTACTCGTTTGCCAACTTTTCAAAATAGGACAGACTGTCCCCTTCATCATCAGTGTCAACAGTAGGCGCTGGAGTAGGTTTTGTATCTACTTTAGGTTCTGCCTTTGGTGCATCTTCCATCACCTCAGCTGCGTTACCTACCGTAGTAGTTCCTGCAAGAACCATATCCAAACGCTTCTTGAGTTCGTCATAGGACTTGAAGTTAGAAGCAGAAGTAAACTCTGACAGAGGATACTGCATCTTCCATGTTTCCTCAAGCTTGTCGTCATCATCGAACAAAGCAGACGGTGCTTCAAACTCAGACTTGTCATAGTTCCAGTAACCATCAACCTTACGAACCTTCAACTTGAAGTTCGCACCTTCCCAGAAATCAAAGGGATTGATAGGACTTTCATCTTGGAATGCAGGCTGCATTGCTTCCATGCACTTATCAAAGATTTTCTTACCGAAACGATAAAGCATAACCTTACCCTCGTTCTGAGGATTCGCAGGGTCTTGCACAACATAGATGTTGGCAAAGTACTGCAACTTACGCTTCTGACGCCGGGCAATCTCCTTGTCCGACTCAACGCCTGAGTTCCAATATGCAGAGTTCATCTCTGATACAGGATCGTTCTGACCAAGAGTGGTGAGAGAGTTCTCAATATACCACTGACCAGTTGGGCCTTGGAACGCATGGTTCCAGACTTTTACCCAAGGCATATCCTCACCCTCTACTGCGGGTAGGAAACGAATGACAGCATAACCGTTGCCGGTCTTATCCATCGTAGGTTTCCAGAGGCGATCATCCTGATAGGACTTCTTCTCTTGGGGGGCGTTTTCTGCTTGTACTGCACCGAGCAGTTTGTCCAAAGAATTGGACTTCTTGAGTGTACTTAACGACATATGTATTCTCCTTATGTAAATATATGTTTCGTATGTTTAGATATTGACTTTATCACAAAACTCTGCTTTTGTCAAGTAACTTAGATTATTAAATTTACCATCTTGGCCATTCTGAAAGAAATCTTTCTGACCAAAACGGTCCACTGGATCAATCCAATAGAATTTAATATCCCGAAACTCTGTAAAGACAGTTTGCATCTGGTTAATCCAATTGGTTGAATTAAAACCTTTTGCATCACTTGACAGATAGTTATCTGTCCCTTTATATATGTTGTTTAACGGCTCATCATATGATGATAGGTCAAACCCCAATATATAAATCTCTGATGCACCCTGCTGACATGCAAGGTGCAGTGCGGTGTTACCCGCTGACCATCCAACAGGAAAGTCAATTGTATTTATGTTGTCATCCTCAGCAATGTATGTAATCCATACACCAACATCCTTCTCCATCTTCATCTGAAGGTCTTTCATGTCAAGTGAGGGAAACATCTGGATCGCAGCTTCAATCCTCTCATTGAGTGTCACAGGGTCTTTACCTGATATAACACAACGATCTGTAATGGCACTTGTCTTGTGAATGAATGCCTCTGGAACGTCAAACCCCATAAGCATCACATCTGCTACTTCAGCAGGAAGGACTGACCAGTTTGCAAACCAGCACTGAATATCACGCCAGTTATTCGACTCGTAAATCTCCTGCTGCATACCATAGTCAACTGCAACAAGGTTATCCACCATCACATCACGCCAGATTGCATTGCAGCCCCATGTGATAGCATCAACCTCATATTGTTTGTCACCAAACCACTTGCGTGACTCACCATTGCCGATTACAAGGTGTTTCATATTTCTTTCATCAGTGGGAAGATTTGAGCAATCTCATGAGCACACGCAATCGCAATATCCTGATGTTCCTTCTGTGTGCCATTCGCACTCCGTAGGTCAATGTAGTGTACCCATGAGCGTAGTGTACCGTTCATGTATAGTCGGGACACTGTGTTACCCTCTGGAAGAACTGCACGAGCCTGTTCCTTGGCAATACCATTATAAATGGCCCACTCATAGACCTTTTTAGCTTGTCGGATAATCTCCGTCTGTCTCATTCGAAAATCTTCATTCAGTCGGCGGTTGTCCTCACTCAGATCGATACTGTTCTGCCTGTTCTTAGGGTCTTGCAAACGTGCATCCCTAGTCTCAAATGACAAATCCTTGGTAGGGTCTGCATACCGCTGGCTGAACTCTTGAAAGGAGAACGAACGGTGTCGTAGAATCTGACGAGCAATGTCCCTCGTTGTCTCAATCTCTAAACATGCGCTGACCATCTCTAGGGGTGACCAGTGCTTATGCTTGATGAGATACTTGATAAGCTTCTCACTAGTATCTTTATTGTTCTGGTTGCCGGGATTGGATACCCTAGCACAATATGCGATGAGTTCCTGTGCGTCATCCACACCAATAATGTTATCTGGTGTAGAATGTGATGTCATTCTTACTTTCATTATTTGGTAACATCCTCATATTTTGTGTTGTGACTTCTTCTTATATTATTTAATTCTGCGGCAGATAATTTACGTTTTGTAAATCTTTTTAACCACTGCATAAACCGTTTAAACATAACTTTATATACCCTTTCGTTTTTTCCATGCGGCCTTCATAGCTTCACTTTGAGTTTTCTTATATTCTGGTGAACTGTGTCCTTTAGAGTTTTTATTACCCATCATAGCTTTTGAAATATTAGTTTTTCTTTCCTCTGCATGTGGGCCCCATTCTTGACCTTTCAGCGATTCAGAAATCTTCCGTCTATGTTCTAGTGATTTAGGAAC